TAGGTGCTCTTCTGTATTATAGGGCAGGTTCAGGGGTTTGGCAGTTCTCTTGTGCCAGTTCAGGGAGTGTCTTCAATACTCATCAATAATAAGTTCTACAATGTCACCAAAAACACCATAGACCTCACTATACCCAGAAGAATGTCCTGTATCCCAAGCATAACAAAAACACTTATGTCTCTTAGGATTATTAGTCACACCAAATTCTTCAAATAGGTCATCCTGAAACTCTTGGTTGAGTTTTTGAATTTCTTCACTATATTGTTTGAGATGTGCTTTGTATACTTCCTCATCCAGAACTACTTGGATGACTGCGTTAGGGTAATCTTTTTCCACTTCTTGTTTGGAAGTATAAAAGTTAGAACCTTTATAAAGACACTCACCCCCACTATAAGCATAATAGGTGATATAATCCTTTTTGTTGGGATAAGGAGTTTTGGGTTTAGAATAATAATCGAATGGTTTCATCTGAAATCTCTGTGTAATGAGTGTATTATAGGGCATCCACAGGGGTTTGGCAGTTCTCTTGTGCCAGTTCAGGGAGTGTCAGTGCTTCTACATAAACATCACTAATCGTAATACTCTTACACTTATAAAAAGTAGCAAGTTGAGAAGCACTCATCTCACTTTCAACTAAAATTTGAATACTCACAGTTGCATCATCTACGATTGAGGAGAGGACTACAGCATATTTGTTATTCATCACCTTTCATTTCCTTTTCAAGTTCTTTGGCAAGTTTCAAATACTTTCTATCTAACATATACTTAACTATAATGTTGCGGGGATTATTCATCAACCACCACTTATATTTTTCAAAAGCCAATCTAGATTGTTTCCATAACAATACCACATAAGTCGCAATGCTTTGATCTACCGCAATAAAGTATGCGAAGATTCCAAATACTATAACCCAGAGGTAATATGGTGTCAATGTTTTTTCTCCTAGTAGTTCCAATCTTTGTCTAGAACTAACCAATCTAGGGAAAGTTCATTCAAGTAATCAATTAGTTCTTCTTCGTTTTCTGGAAGAACTTCATCTTCATTTAATTCAAATTCAGTTTCACATACGGCAGGTCCATATTCTGATGGATCATATTGTGTTGCTGGATAGATTTCCACCATATCCTCTACAACAGCACGAACAAAAACTGTATTTTTGTTCACCTGAACAGTTTCAATTAGACTAATCATTTTGGTTTACGAAGTTCCTTTTGAATAAATTTTTTTGCTGTTTCAAGGCTATGATGAACACAAATCTGCTCACCATTATAAATGGAAATGTACTTTTTACCGTACCATGGCACTGCTGCCCACATACGGTCTGGACTTACATAGGAATCTGTGTTCATAATAATTTTATAGGAAGCAGGCATATTAGGATTCGAACCTAAGATAAGGAGGTAGAAGCTCCTAGTGATAATCCACTTCACTATATGCCCATAAAAGGGGAGAAACTCCCCTTACATTTTATGACGAACAATCGTCAAAGTCAATGTCTTTTTCGTTTGTAAAATCCAAAAAGTCATCGTAATCAATTCCAAGATACTTTGCGAATTGCTCCATATCTTCTTTTCTTTTGAGTCCCTTTGGTTCTTGTTCTTTTGTTAGTTTGATGTCTGTCATATCAATACCCGTGACGTGAAATCATTTGTTCCATTCTATCTTCACGATATTCAGGATATTCGTCCTGAATATCATCAAACTGATTTTCCTCTAAAAATTCATAGATTGCGTCTTGGTCCATTTCTACAAAAAGTGAAGTCATAAGAAGAATTTACAAGGGGTTATGTGTATATAGCACAAAAAAAGTGAATTATCACCCTTCTGTGTTTAAACTATATCATAAAAGAAAAATAATTTCAAGTGTTTATGGACGGTTCGTATTTTGTCCATCCTTTATGGTGAGGGTATTTATTGTTTAAAACATTACATAAAGCACTTGGTGTAAGATTATGTTTTTTGCAAAATTGCGTAAGATTGATTTCATTATAAACAACTCCATCAGGAGATAATACAGTAAAAGATTTTTCAAGTTGTTTTGCTCTCACATCTCCCCCAATTTTTCCATAAAAACTTTTTTCTTTATTGGTTAATGCGTGAATTCCAACTCCCATATCACGAGCTTTAGACCCAGCATTTTTTGATATTTCAATTCTTTCTTCTTTTGTATATGAAAATATACCTATTTTATTTTCATATGCTTTTTTACCATTCAATTTTCCTATTTCGCATAAAATTTCTCTTGGAATACCGAATTCTCCACCAGAACTCATATTATAACCATAATTTTTATGATTGGATTTATAATAACTTATCCAATATTCTTCTTTTTCATTTAATTTTTCCAAATCACATTCTTCAATAATACCCCAAATAAAACAATCCCAACCATATTTTTTTATTGCTCTATAAAAAAGACAATCAATTCTATTTGTATCTTTTTTATGTTGCTTTATTCTTAAATTAAACTGTTGTTTTGTTTGACCTATGTATTTTTTTCCAGTAAAAATGTTATGGGCACAATAAATTAGTCCCATTGATTGATTTTTCATTCTACTCTAACTGACTGCATTAATATTTATAATAAAAAGGAGAGTATTTCTACTCTCCCACCCGAAGATTGCAGTCAGTCAGGCACTTTTATTTATCTTCATCATTGGCAATAGATTCTTCAATAAAGTCTGCATCAATTTTATCATACAATTCCATAAAACAAGTTTTAGTTTCATCATCAAACCCAGAAAGACAAAAACTAATTGCTTTATTTTTTTTGCCAAAAATAGAATATGCTTTTAGAATATGGACTAAACGACGAGATGAAATTACTTCGTCAATACCACCATCGGCAAATGTTTTTCTTACAATATCTGCCCAACTGCAAAGATGAGAAATAAAAGCAGTATGTTCTTTAACCATAGGAATTTTAAGTGATTCCGCAATTTTAGTCAAAATTTTAGTTTCAACAGAAATAGTGGGATAACTTTGTTCCATCATAATAGGAAACCGGTCAAGCATAGCAGAGTTCATAATATTTGTGCCAATAAAACGACCATCATCACTACCTTTACCTTTGGTGTTCGCAGTCGCAAAGATATTAAATCCTGCTTTTGGAATAATATTTGTGCCGATTTTTTTCAAAAAGACACCTTTACCTTCTAGAACAGATTGAAGACACATAATCTTATTGGAAGCCAAGTCAATTTCATCCAAGAGAAGAATCGCACCACGTTCCATTGCTTCTACAACTGGTCCCTTATGGAAGACTGTTTCCCCATCTAAGAGTCTAAATCCACCCAAAAGGTCATCGGAATCAGTCTCAACTGTGATATTGACACGAATGAGTTCTCGTTTCAGAGCAGCACAAGCTTGTTCAATAGAGAAAGTTTTTCCATTACCAGAGAGACCAGTAATAAAGGTAGGGTAAAAGAGACCAGAAGAAATAACTTTCTTAACATCAGGAAAGTTACCAAAAGAAACAAAAGTATCATCTTTTTCGGGAATAAGGTTTTGCTTTACACTGTCTAGGGAAGAAATAGAGTTCATAGGAGGTGCGTTATAAGTTTCTTCTAGTTCGTCAATTTTTTCCTGTGTTACTTCAAGATTCCATTTTCCTCTTCCTACTTTATAAGATTGAAGATATTTGGAAAGTGTGGTGTAAGTAGTATTCTGTTCATCAGCAACAGCACGAACTGCGGCTGCTCCAAATTCTGTGCCGAATTTTGATCTCAGCAGTTCAATTGCGTTTTCCATAATAAGTTTATCTGTTTTGACTACCTTTACAGTATAGGGCATTTGGGGGGAGATTGGTGGGTTGCTTGGGACACTTCTCAAAGTGTCTCCAATTCGTTATTCATTAAAATATCCCTTTCTTCTAATGTTAGAGATACCCAAAGTTTTTGTTTTGCTCTTTTTTGTGCTGTTGTTTTTTTATTGTGGCAATTTTTACATAGAAGTTGGCATTTTTCAACTTCTTCCCAAAATACTTTTCTGGTATTTCTAACAGCATTTCCCACATTTTCACTTTTTATTGCATCATCTATATGGTCAAATTCAAGATTTTCTTTTGAGTCACACCATAAACATTTTCCTCCTAGTTTTTCTTTTGCTTCATTTAAAAGATTTCTTCTCTGTTGAATTTGTTTTTCAACTCTATCTTTTTTATTTTTGTGATAATATTCCAAATCTCTTTTTCTTTTGTTTTCTTTATATTCGGCATCTTTCATTTTTTCACGATGCCTTTCCCTTTCTTTGGCATTTTTTTCTTCTTTATTCATTTTAATAAAACAGACGATATCACTATTTATATGATATCGTCTGTAATTTAGGAGATAAGAGTCACAAAGTTAGAAAGAAGTTTCCTGTTGGTCTTCTTTTTGCCTAACATTTTTACAAATGCTGTCTTGACTTGTGTGGTAGTCGCATCATCAGGAACATTAAAATCAGCACTCACGGAAAGAGAACTGGAACCAATCACATTGAATTGGTCAAATCCAGTGTTGTCAAATGTAATGAAGTTGTTTTTAGCAAAGAGAGACTTTGCTTTTTTGTAATCTTCATTTGTATCCAAGTATGAAGATGATACAACATCTTTTTTGTCTCCATACCATCTATAACAAGTATAGAAATCCCGAGAGGGGGTGATACGGAAGTTGATTAGATTTACCCAAGGGAACTTATCTTTTACAGTTTCTAAAAGAATTTTAGCATACTCCGCAAAATTATCATATCCATAAGAACGATAGACTCTACCACTCTTGCGGTCACGAATAGAAGTGCTGTAATACTTTTTAGTTCCCATATAGGCATTTGAACCATAACCTTGTTTTTCTGTCGTTACAGCATTCACATACCCTTCACCATCAGTCAAGAAGATTACATTGACTTTTTGAAGTTTATTCTTTTGCTGAAACTGTGGAATGATTGCGTGAAGACTCAAAATAGATTCACCAATTGGAGAACCAGAAAGATCCAAGTGACGAAGATAAACACCACCCCGACCTTGATTCGCAGAACACGTAGTCCAAATGTGCTTGAGTTGCTCTTCCAGAACATTATTATTGACTTTACTGGTTAGCAAATTCAACATTCTAAATCCTTGTTCGGGGCAAATCACACTAGATACTTTCTTATAAGTAGAAGGATGATTTGGTTGAATATCAATATAAGAATTACAATCCAACGTGAAAGCATACACTTCAAATGGAATATTCACTTTACGACAGAACCAAACCAGATTAAGAAGTTGCTTATAAGCATCCAGAATGAAATTTGCCATAGAACCAGACCAGTCAAGAACAAAGATAAGACCGTGATTCTTGCCGTCAGGGACCACAGAGACCTTCTTAAACAAGTCTTCGTTGAACTTATAGGTGTGAAGTTTGGCAGTGTCCAGAATGCCTGTGCGGGCAGTAGAAGAACGAGCATATTGGTCTGCTGATTTCTTACATTCAAACTCTTTTACCAGATAAGAAACTTCTTTTTCTGCTGATTTCTTGTATTTTTGATACTGTTGGACAGAATCATTAAAAAGAAACTGATTATGATCCATAATGACCTGTTCCTTTGCTTTTTTGTGAATATACTCATTTGGAATAATGAGATTTTCGAGATTGAACTCTGGAAGTTCAACATAAGCAGTTTCTACCGCATTTTTGTCCACAAGGTCTTTTGCTTTTTCATCAAAAGACTTGGAAGTTTTGGAGTTCAACTCATCTACATCAGGTTCACCGTGCTTATCACTTGGATTTCCATTTGAACCACTACCTTTTGGTGCTTCTAGGGATTTAGAAACTTCATCACCGAAGGATTCTTCGTTTGAAGAAGATTGACTTTGTGATTGTTGGTCAAGTTGATTTTGTCCTTGACTTTCTTGACCTTCTCCATCCTTATTTTCACCTTCACCTTCTTGACCTTGAGATTGTGAAGTTTCTACTTCTTCACCAGAACCAGACATATCTTCATTGGAATTACTTTGTGAAGGCATTTCTGCTACTTTCTTTCGTTTGTATTTTACAAACTCTACAATATCACGAGCAAGTTTCAGCACATCATCAAAAGTTTCGGTCAGTGAAGCACGAGTTAGAAACTCATTTTCTTCATCTGTGAAATCAATACAAAGAAAAGCACCAACTTTGAAGTAAAGATTCATACGATCAATGTATGAAAGTTTATTCAAGTCTTCATCTTTGGTACAGAAGAAGTCTTCATTGTGAAGTTCTTGATAACCATTGAAGAAATGCTTTGCCGATCCGGCATATTTCTTTTTGCAGAGTTTTTCTACACGAACATCTTCCAAAATATTTACAAAATCTTTTGGAACATCTGGATAATCAATAGTCCAATCAATATTATCTGTAAAAATTGCGTGGGAAATTTCGTGCAAAATTAACATTTGATATACTTGATCACTTGCTTTTGCCCAATTTGGCAAAGTCAAAATTCTTTTTTCAACATCAAACATCGCAGTAGAAACCTTTTTGTGTTCCACAATGATATTTTCTTGGGACAAGCATCGGGCGAGAGAACCACGTACTTCTTGTGTAAGAGACATAAGAGTGTTTTTGAACTTCTAGTATCATAGCATCGTTGGGAGCATTTCAGTAGGGGGATAGTCCAGTTTTTCATCCGTCACAATGTCCTTATGTGTTTTTAGTTTTCCCATACAAATTTTACCAATAGTTTGTCTACAATAACCATTTTCTTTAGCCCAAGTGTGTAATCCACATATTATAATTATATTTCCATTCTTAAATGTAATTTTCCACCAATTTGATTTTGCATTGTCTATCCCAACTCTTTTTCCCTTTTTAGAAGCACTCATTTTTTCTATAGATTCTTTAGAAAAAACTCTACCTTTTAATGCTTTACTTTTTTTCTCTCTAGATTCCTTTGAATGAGTTTTTCCGTAAGCAGGATGATTTTTTCCAAATTTACCATACATAGGATTATTTTTATCCTTATTTG